TTATCGTCTATGGCGTGGTATTTGGAATGCCTCAGACAAGACACGACAAGCAGAGCGTAGTCAGATTATTGCACCTGCCTTACAGCAAGCCGTAGAGTCTAACGTAGCAGAGATTGAAGAGGCTACCTTTGGTCGTGGTAAATACTTTGACATCAAAGATAACATGGGAGACTCAGAGACTGAGGACATTATGTTCTTACGTAAGAAGCTACATGAAGACTTTGACATGACTAAGATCAGGCGTGATGTGTCTGAATGTTTAATTAACTCAGCAGTCTTTGGTAATGGCATTGGTGAAGTAGTCTTAGAAGAAATTAATGAGATGAAACCTGCGACTGAGGAAGTCATGGGTGGCGCTATGGAAGCTGTGGGTGTCAACATTAGTAAGCGCACTGTAGTACGCCTACGTCCTATCTTACCACAGAACTTCCGTATTGACCCTGTAGCCACTAACGTAGAGGAAGCCTTAGGTGTAGCCATTGACGAGTTTGTCAGTTCTCACTTAGTAGAGCAGCTACAAGAGTCTGGTGTCTATCGTGAGGGCTACTTAGGTAACGCTAGTGAAGACTTTGACCTAGAGCCTGACTCAGAGCTAACTATACATCAAGACGACAAGGTACGCTTAACTAAGTATTATGGTCTTGTGCCTAGGCATCTACTTGAGAAAGAGCTAGACTATGCGCTAGACGATGACGAGAAGGAAAACTATTACATTGAATCTGTAGTCATCATTGGTAATGAGTCTGTCCTACTTAAGGCAGAGCCTAGTCCATACATGATGAAAGATCGTCCTGTAGTTGCATTCCCTTGGGACGTAGTACCTAGCCGCTTCTGGGGCCGTGGTGTATGTGAGAAGGGTTACAACAGCCAGAAAGCGCTAGACGCAGAGCTACGAGCACGTATAGATGCCCTAGCACTCACAGTACACCCTATGCTTGCTATGGACGCTACACGCATCCCTAGAGGCACTAAGCCAGAGATTCGTGCTGGTAAGATACTATTAACCAATGGTGACCCAAAGGAAATCATTAATCCGTTTAACTTTGGTAACGTAAGCCAAATAACTTTTGCTCAGGCTCAAGCACTACAGACTATGGTACAGCAATCGACAGGTGCCGTAGACTCTTCTGGTGTTGGAGGCTCTATAAATGGTGAGGCAACTGCTGCTGGCATTTCGATGTCCCTAGGTGCAATCATTAAGCGACATAAGCGCACCTTGGTTAACTTCCAAGAGTCTTTCTTGATACCTTTCGTATCTAAGGCGGCTTGGCGTTATATGCAGTATGAGCCTGAGCTTTACCCTGTGTCTGATTACAAGTTCTGTGCCACTAGCTCCTTAGGTATCATAGCACGTGAGTATGAGGTCAGCCAGTTAGTACAACTCTTGCAGACTATGGGCAAGGATACGCCTTACTACCCTGTCATGCTTAAGTCTATTGTTGATAATATGAATGTTGCCAATAGAGAAGAGTTAATCGGCTTGATTGATAAGGCCTCTCAGCCTACACCAGAGCAGCAACAGGCAGGTGAAGAGACTAGACAAGCTGAATTGGCGTTCCAAGCGTCCCAGACAGCCGCTTTAAGCAGCCAAGCTAACGAATCTAATGCTAGAGCAGGTAAGCTGGCAGCAGAGACTCAGGCAGTCCCACAGGAGCTTGAGATTGAACGTATTAAGGCNATCACAGCCAACATTAAGGAAGGAAATGAGGACGATAAGCAATTTGAGCGTAGGCTTGCTGTTGCGGATCGCATCTTNAAAGATAAAGNAATCGAATATAAATCACAAGGAACACAAAATGGTATCCCAACGCGAACTCCTGCAAGTAGTGGAGCAAATCAACCAGAGTTACAGCAAGCTTTTGAGCAGGATAGCCAAACTAGAGGGGCAGGTGGAAACATTAGAGTCTCCAGTGGCCTCTAATACCACACTTCCTAGGAAAAGTAAAGAAAAATCTTGACTTTTTGTTAAAAACATGGTATAATAGGTAGTATAGATGACAGATGACGAATTAGAAGTTTACTTTAGGCACATGAATGACCTCTTTCGCATGGAAGGTTGGGGTTTACTGCTTGAAGACTTAAAACTCCAAGTTCCTAACATTGATTCCGTAGAACAAGTCAAGACTATTGAAGACCTTTACTTCCGTAAGGGCCAACTCAATATCCTTGGCACTCTTCTTAGACTAGAAGAAACTAATCTACAAGGACAAGAGTCCTTAAGTGCAGATGCTAATGTATAAAGTATACGATTACAAATGCACACTAGGTCACTTAAATGAACACATGGTTAAAGGCTCACCTGACACACAGAAATGTAAGTCATGTGACGCCATAGCAACCAGACAACTTTCCTCTCCCCGTTCTTCTTTAGAACCTTTCTCTGGCGACTTTGCTGGAGCAACTCTAAAGTGGGTTAAAGACCATGAGCGAGGCAGAGTGCAAGCAGAGAAAGCCAACTCCTAATCCTAGGAAGCTTTCATTTTCAATCCCTCTCCATAATACTAAGGTACGGAGTTTAATATGGCAGCAGTTATCCTCGAAGACGAGGAATTACAATCCGAGCGTTTTGATAGTTTAGACGACATGGCTCAAGATACACAAGGCACTGTGGAACCTCCGCAAGAGGTAAACCAAGCGTCAAATGAACCTGAGGCAGTCCCTGATAAGTACAATGGTAAATCACTTGAAGATGTAGTAAGGATGCACCAAGAAGCTGAAAAGCCCTCCTAGGTCGCCAAAGCTCAGAAGTAGGTGACTTACGTAAAGTAGTCGATAGCTATATCAACACACAACTCGACTCGCAAACTCCAGCAGCACAAGGAGCAAGCGAAACAGATGAAGACATAGATTTTTATTCTGACCCTGAGAAAGCAATAGAACGTGCGATTAATAATCACCCATCGGTAAAGGCAGCAGAAGAGTCAACGAGAGCTTATAAACAGCAAACCTCAATGGCTGTACTACAAAAAGATCACCCAGAGATACCTGAGATTGTAAAAGACCCCAAGTTCGCTGAGTGGATTCAAGCCTCACCCGTAAGGACACGTATGTTTGTACAGGCAGACCAACATTTTGACATGGAAGCAGCTAATGAACTTTTCTCTTTATGGAAAGATCGCTCAGGTGCTATCAATCAAACATTGAAGTCTGAGAAAGAAGGTAGGCAACAGGCTGTCAACCAAGGGTCGAATGGCTACACACGTGGCAATCCCGACTCAAGCACTTCCAAGAAAATCTATAGACGAGCTGATATTATTAAACTAATGAAAACAGACCCAGAACGCTACTTAGCTCTTTCAGATGATATTCAAAAAGCATACGCTGAAAAGAGGGTCAAATAACCTAATATAGAGAGAAATTTAAAATGGCTACTTCCGTATATCCCGCAACAGGCGGTATGGTAGATAACACCTCAGCAGCAACATTCATCCCCGAGATTTGGTCAGATGAAGTAATTGCAGCATATGAGAAAACTTTAGTTCTTGCACCTCTGGTCAAGAAGATTGCAATGCAAGGTAAGAAAGGCGATACTATTCATATCCCTAAGCCTACCCGTGGTGTTGCGTCAGCTAAGGCTGAAAACACAGCAGTAACTATTCAAAACGCTACAGAGGGTGAAGTTCTAGTCACCATTAACAAGCACTTTGAATACTCACGCATGATTGAAGATATTACTAACGTACAAGCACTTGCTTCACTACGTCAGTTCTATACTGGTGATGCTGGCTATGCCCTAGGTAAGCAAGTAGATGATGACTTGTTTGTGCTTGGTAAGTCTTTTGGTGATGGTGATGGTTCTAACTTTGTAACCAGTGCTACTTCTACAATGACGCATCTACAGGTACTACGGCTTACGCTGTTGACCAGATGGTTGTTGGTGACTTATTTACCGATGCTTTCTTCCGTGACATGGTACAGAAGATGGACGATGCAGACACCCCTATGGATGGACGCTCGTTAGTTATTCCACCTTCACTACGTAATGCTATCATGGGTATTGATCGTTACGTTAGCTCTGACTTTGTTAATGGTCAAGGCACTGTGAATGGTAAGATCGGTGAGTTGTATGGTATCGACATTATGGTATCTACTAACGCTCCTGTTCTTGAGACTGCTTCTGAGAACTCTGCTGGCGGTCAAATCCGTGGTGCTATGTTGTGTCACAAGGACACTATGGTACTTGCAGAACAGCAAGGTGTACGTTCACAGACTCAGTACAAGCAAGAGTTCTTAGGAACCTTGTACACTGCTGATCGCTTGTACGGCACTCAGGTATTACGTCCTGAGACTGGCTTTATGATGGCTGTAAACGGCTAATCACTGCTAGTGACACTAAAGGGGAACTGCGGTTCCCTTTTATTTTCTTTTAATTCTTGAAGTGGTGTAAACAAGATGGCGATATACCGAGGTACAGGTGGTTCTGGTGATTCAACTCAAGACTCCACTCTCAATGAAATAACACAACAGGCAATCAATGCCGCAGATTCAGCAACAGCAGCATCTAACAGTGCTTCTAACGCATCCACTAGCGCAGGACAATCAAGCACCTCCGCAACTAACGCATCCAATGCGGCAACTCAATCAGCTTTAAGTGCTACAGGGTCTTCTGCTAGTAAAGACACTTCCGTTGCACAGGCAACTGTGGCAACTACTAAAGCATCAGAAGCAGCTACATCAGCAACCAATTCAGCAGCTAGTG